ATGGGAGTGATCCCATTCGACATAAAGACCTATGTCGGTCAATATGTTTATTCCTTAGGGAATTTCGGGTTGCGAGGCTCTTAACATAAATGAGCTAAAGAAGAAAGGGTTACTTTCCTCCTTCCGCAGTCCGGATTTCCGATGGATGAGCGTCTTGACTACTCCAGGCAGACTTGCATGGAGAGTTCTAGTCTAAGCGTGAGCTTTGGAACAGGGGCGTGCGCCCGCTGCGCGCTATATTCGAGGGTTAGCAACCCTTAGGATGTAGTAGTCCTGAGTTCGAAGACTGGGACCTCTATGTAAGAGGCACCTCCTTGGTATGGCGGGACCTAGCCATGGTCAAGGGAATTAATCTGAACTTCGGTTTAGAGGGGTTTCCCGGATCCACCTATCAAAGGAGTTAACCTCGACGGCTTCACCAGCCTACCCTAGTTAGGGTGCCTGCGGCCCTCCTCTCCTGCGGGAGTTGAGGGGAACCGAAGGGAAAAGGGTGATTTAACAAATCATTAATACTGCTACAACTACCTTAATTAACATCCAGCGGCTCGCTGCTGGCGTGCTTAAAGGTTTAGGCAGTACCTTTTCTTGGCATCGGTGTGTAAAAGCACCGACAGCATTAATGAATGCCTTTATCAGGGCCTCTTCGTTAGTGCAGGGTAAAGTGACTCGGTCTTCTGTATTGGGTATATTGTTCATCCTTCGAAGGTGTTTCCAGCTAGGAAGGCGACAAGGCCAGGCAGGTCTTGCTCGTTATCTGAAAGCGTGTAGCATTTATACCATGCGGTACGTTGCTGGGGATGCACTGCACAACTCGGCCGAATTTGGGCCTAACGTTAGTCTAACTAGCGGAGGGCTCCCTCGCATACTTCCACCAAGGTGGCGTGAAGCTCTGCGGGGAAGGGATCCTACGGTGATCCGACTGACTCTGACGATCTTTGGCCTATACCGGGTCTTAGATTTTAAGGGAAAGTTAGACACTAGGACGATTACAAGTCCGGGGACAGGGAAGATTTCTCCAGAGCTGGAAAGGTACCTTCCAGTTTTTGTTAAATCTTTCCTACCTCAGTGGGATACCCAACAGTTTGGTTGGGATCCAGTTCCCTTGCTCTCCAAAGGAGCCCACGTGCATACGAGTGTCTTTGGTCAGGAAGTCAAGCTTCCGAAAGGAGGCTGGACATCGCAAGGGGCCTTGGCCTCTGCGATTGCGGCTGTGGAGCCGCACCTGGCAGACCTAAAGCGGGTTGCCCTCGTTTTAGGACTGGCGTCCGAGTACGAGTCCTTTGGGGCTCTACGGATGGCTCTTGGAGACGTCGTATGGCGCGTGCCACCGGGTTTCCGGTGGGGCACATACGTGTGTCGAGATGGGGAATTGCCGGTCCTCAAGACTCTAAGTGCTCCTTCGGGACGCTTAGCTGTCAAAGAGGAGCCGGGAAAGGTGCGTGTCTTCGCAATGGTGGACGCCTGGACGCAGTGGTTTCTGTATCCGCTTCATAAACGGATCTTTAACTGGCTCGGAACTTTATCAACTGATGCTACGTTTGACCAACGTGCAGCGGTTAATAAAGCGATGAGTAGGATCGACGGGAAAACGAAAGTCTTCTCTTTCGATCTCTCTGCGGCCACGGATCGTCTACCGGCGCAACTTCAGTCATTGCTGTTATCTGCATGGCGGCCTGGTCTAGGTGATGCTTGGAGAGCATTACTAGTCGATAGAGACTATCGTCTCCCTCGACAGGCAATGAAGGGACGGGGGGCCTCCGTCCGATACTCCGTCGGACAACCTATGGGGGCTTACTCATCGTGGGCTATGCTCGCGATGACGCATCATGCGATAGTGCAGTTCTCTGCCCGAAAGGGTGGAGTGACGGATGGGACAGTTTGGTTTGAGGACTACGCCGTCCTGGGTGATGACGTTATCATCTGGGAGAAACGAGTCGCGAAAGCGTATCTTGCAGCAATGCAAGAGTTGGGAGTGGATATCTCAAGTTCGAAGTCCTTGAGCTCCGGCTCGGGGGTCTTTGAATTCGCTAAGCGGTTCGTGGTCGCGGGGGTGGATTGCTCTGCAGTCCCTCTCGCGGCCCTCGCAGCGTCTTCTCAAAACTTGGCAGTTTTTGCCGAGGTCTTGAAGATGCTGCCGGTGCGGCCTATCTCAGTGATTTTCCGGTTCTTAGGATTCGGTTATAAGGTCCTAGGTGGTCTGTCGGTGATCCCTTTCGGGGCAACTCGAAGGGCATGGGCAGCCTACTGGGCCCTACAGCCGGGAATCTGTCTACAGTCTGTAGAGAGATGGTCTGAGTGGTTTGTTACCACTGGACCGGCTACGCAGGGGCTCCAACCTTCTTGGTTTGGGGTTCTTGCGGGTCTCGCTGAGTTTGTAAATTCTCAGCGTCCTAAGATGCCTGCAGAGGTGCCGTTCTTCTTTTCTCAAGCGTATTTACTTGAGTTAAGGGGGGCGGTAGGATCGCAAGATTCTTTTAACCCAAATGTACCTATCAAAGGTATTCCAGAGGTGGAGGTGGTCTTGGCCGCTCTCTTCCATGGAGCCTATTCCGAGTTGTTCGTTCGGAATCGTAAGCGAGTTCGAGAGTTTGATACTCTCTTCGAGCAGACTTGCGTTAAGATAGGACCGGAAGGGGTGGATGAGGTCATGGCCCTTCGGGACCCTGCTCCTTCATCTACCCTCTTATCAACGGGAAAGGAACAATCTCCTGCTTGGAGTGAGTTCGTAGACCTCGATCGGAAAGTTCTGGTCGCGGTAACGAAATGGATTCGGTTCAGAGTCCAAATTAGGAACGCCCTAGGTAAGGTGCAATCATTGGGGAAACGATCTCAACCGGGTAAGGGTTAAGTGGGGGGTCCTGGGCCTCTGTCGTCTGCGGATTGCAGAGGACTGCGCGGTTTATCACCGACGCGGCCCTGGGATACCATTTAACTTAGACCCGCTCATGGGGACAAGAGACCTTCTATGTGGAAAGTAGAAGTGTTCTCTGAGTCACTTTATCTGAAAGTATGGAGGCGTATTCGTACGCGCTCTATACTCAAGACTTTAAGCGCGTCTAAGCGTGAAACTCTTCAGTAAAACTCTAGAAATAGAGGGGGTCTGAAGAGTAGGTCCTCG